GTCAGGCCATCGCGTATGACAATGCGCAGGAAGCCTTCACCGCTCGTTACAACCACGAGACTATCGCCCTTGGTTTCTCAATCACCGAGGAAGCCGTGGAAGACAATCTGTATGACAGCCTGTCTGCCCGGTACACCAAGGCGCTTGCTCGCGCTATGGCTTACACCAAGCAGGTCAAGGCCGCTGCCGTCCTCAACAACGGCTTCAACGGCGCTTATCTGGGCGGTGACGGCGTCACGCTGTTTGGTAACAACAGTTCCAACACGCGTGTGGGACACCCGCTGATTTCCGGCGGCGTGAACTACAACAGCCCGACCACTGGTGTTGACCTGAATGAGACTTCTCTTGAGAATGCCGTCATTCAGATCGCTGCGTGGACGGACGAGCGTGGTCTGCTGATTGCTGCCAAGCCCATCAAGCTGGTGATCCCGCCTGCTCTGATGTTCACGGCCAAGCGTCTGCTGGATACGGAACTGCGCGTGGCTACCGCCGATAACGACATCAACGCTATCAAGCAGATGGGCGCTATCCCCGGTGGCTTCACGGTCAACCACTTCTTGACCGATGTCAACGCTTGGTTCCTGACCACGGATGTGCCCAACGGCATGAAGCACTTTGAGCGTGTGGCGATGTCTACGTCTATGGACGGCGACTTCGACACCGGCAACGTGCGGTACAAGGCCCGCGAGCGTTATTCGTTCGGCTGGTCTGATCCCCTTGGTATGTGGGGATCGCCCGGAGCTTGATTTAGGACGCATGAGGGCATGCGTACTTTTGGGGGTAACTCAGCAATGGGTTACCCCCTTTTCTTTTTCGTTTGACGGGTGTATAAACTCGGTAAGTCCAAGAACCCACATTGCTTGCTGACCGGCTTGGCGGACTGACCTCACAGACAGCAAGCGCAAAAGAGGAGCCTTCAATGGCGCGCACTACTTTCACGGGCCCAGTCAAATCCAACAATGGATTTGAGGGCAGCTTCATTGGCACGTTGACCATCACTTCTGGTGGCAACACGATTACCACCACCAACGCTGCAACGAGCGGCACTTATCAGCCGCTGGTCGTGGATACCACGATGACTGGCGCTGGCGCTGACGGTGGACGTTCCAAATTCGCCATGAGCACCAATGTGGCTCTGGGCAGTTTCTCCAACGCCCTGAAGGCTGAAGTTACTTACGGCGCGGCGGGTCGCACCACGGGTCTGGGTTCGGCTTTTGTGGCTGAGATGACTCTGTCTGCCGGTACTTCGTCGGGTAACTACGCTCCTGTTGAGATTGAACTGAATGCTCCGGCCAGTGCTTCTACCGGCACTGCCACGGCGTTTATGTACATCTCCACTCAAGGTGCCAATGTGGCTGCGGTGGACTCCAATGCGTTCCTGTTCAACCTGCAAGGTTTGACGGCGGGTTCGGGCAAGTTGCTGACTACCGGCACCACGCTGGCCAGTGCTGCGGCTACGCTGAAGTGCAAGGTGGGTGCAACGACCTACTATCTGCCCCTGTACAGCGGGCAGATCACTTGATGGGGCTGACCAAGGAGTCCCTGCTGGAGCTTAGGCAGAACGCTGTGGCCAAGCGTCAAGAGCTTCTGAACATGATCCAGCAGGCTAACGGCGCAATCGACATGCTTGACCACCTGCTTCAACAATTGGAGCAGCCAGAACTGGAACAGCAGAATGACAATGCAATATGACGTTAAGGCCGCGTACACCGAAAGTGATGCGGCAATGGTTGCCTACCCTGTGCGCATCAAGGGCGCATATGTGTCGGTGACTGCGGGGGGAGCCAACCCGATCATCTTCTACGACAACGCCTCTGCCGCTTCCGGCACGGTCTTGTTGAAGTTGGGTGTGACGGCGGCGGGGTGCCACACGGTGGTGATTCCTGGCGAAGGCATCCGTGCTCTTAATGGCGTCTTCTGCGATACCGGAAGCGCCGCAGCCGTGACGCTCTACTATGGCTAAGTCTCCGGCATGGCAACGCAAGGAAGGCAAGAACCCCAAGGGCGGACTGAACGCCAAGGGGCGTGCCTCTTACAACGCAGCCAATCCGGGCAAGCCGGGGCTCAAAGCCCCGCAGCCCGAGGGAGGCCCACGCCGAGACTCCTTCTGCGCCCGTATGAAGGGCATGAAGAAGAAGTTGACCAGCGCCAAGACAGCCAACGATCCGAACAGCCGTATCAACAAAAGCCTGCGGGCGTGGAACTGCTGACATGAAGACAAAGAAAATGGCTTTGGGTGGCCCGCCGGCCCCACCGACAACGTCGCCTGTTCTTAGGGGCCAAGCGCGCAGAGCCGCTGAAGACCCAGAGTTTGCAAGAAGGCTTGCCAATAATGCGGCATACAGTGCTGTTCAGGCGGGGCGCAGACAATTCCCAATTGGTAGCCCCGAAGCCCAAAATTACAGGGCCTATCAAGCAATGGAAGAGGCCAAGTTCCGCTCGTTAGGTTCTCGCGGCGCTCCTACAGGCACCTATACCGCCGGAACGTACAACCCAAACACTTCCTACACCACCCAGTTAGCCCAACAACGCGCCGCAGCAGACGCTGCAAAAAAAGCGGCTATGCCGGTCAAGCGGGCCAAAGGTGGCATGACTTCTTCAGTCTCCAAGCGGGCTGACGGCATCGTCTCCAAGGGCAAAACAAAGTGCAAGATGTACTGACATGGGCCAGCATCACGACACCATTAAGCATACGTTGGACATCATGGCTGCACTAGCGGCCATCACTTCGTTCTTGCAGTTGCTTACTCCCATATTTGGTCTCATCGGTGCCATCTGGACACTGATGCGGATTGCGGAGATGGTGACTGGCAAAACGTTTTTTGAGTTGATCCGCAGGCGGAGAAACGGCGATGCCTAGCGTCAGCAAAAAGCAGCACAATTTCATGGCAGCGGTGGCCAACAATCCGTCGTTTGCCAAAAAGACCGGAATCCCACAGTCCGTGGGCGAAGAGTTCATGAAGGCCGACAAAGGCCGTAAGTTTGGGTCTGGCAGTCGTCCTGACCGTCAGGGTATCAACAAGCCGAAAACCGACCACGGCAAATCGGCTCTATTTGCAAAAGGTGGCGAAATGGCTGAATCTAAGAAAATGATGGGTAAAGAGATTGCCTTTATGAAGAAGAAGGGCGCTCCCAAATCCATGCTCAAGCATGAGATGGCAGAGATGAAGGGCAAGAAGAAGATGGCCTTTGGTGGCGTCTCCAATATGCCCGCCCGTGACACGGGTGGTTTTACTAATCTTGACAAGTTTAGTAAAGTGCCAAGCAAGGGTGGCATTTCCAGTATGCCAGCCTCCAACACGCCGACCCGCAACACGAGCGGTATTTCCAGCATGCCTTCTCGCACGGGTGAGTACACGGGCGGATTTGGCAAGCCGGGTGGCTTCAGCACAGGCGCAACAAACAAGTTGCCTCCCGGCAGCCGTCCCGGCGCTAGTAATCGTCCCGGTTCCGGCCCAACCCCCCGTCCCGATGCTCGTCCAAAGCCTGCTCTGAAGAATGGCGGCAACGTCAAGAAGATGGCCTCTGGTGGCATCACGACTGCCAAGATGGGCTCGGTTCGTACCGCTGCCCCGAGCCGCGATGGTGTGGCTTCCAAGGGTAAGACCAAGGGCGCGATGGTCAAGATGTCGGGCAGCAAGCCGGTGGGCATGAAGTACGGCGGCAAGTGCTGATTTAGGAGGCCATCATGGCTGAAGCAGGAGCAGGACGGGGGCTTACTGTTCCCCCCACCGCCAAGCAAATGGCGGAGATTGAGCGCAAAGAGCGGGAAAAAGCTGATCGGGACGTTTTTACTGCTGAGAAGATGGGCAAGTACAAGACGCCTGAAGGTGAATCTTTGCCGCGTGATTTGATGCCGGAAGACTTTGCCAAGATGGAAAAGTCTAAGCGATCAAGTTCCGCTATGGGCGACCTCATGTCCCAACTTAATGCCGGACTTCAACGTAAAGGGATGAAGACCTCTAGAGAAGGCAACTATGTAACGGTTGAATCTTTTGGCGAGGACTCGGATAAAGCAAAGAAAAAAGCCAAAGGCGGAAAAATTTCTTCCGCATCTTCTCGGGCTGACGGTTGCGCTCAACGCGGCAAGACTCGCGGGAAGATGGTGTAACCATGATGGCCAGCCGTGGGATGGGGGCCATCTCCCCCTCCAAGATGCCTAAAGCCAAACGCAAAGCGCGTAGGGACGATACTGATTTTGATCAGTATGCCGAAGGCGGCAAGACCAAATCCAAGGTCAACGCGGCAGGCGTCTACACCAAGCCCGGGATGCGCAAGTCCCTGTTTGAGTCCATCAAGTCTCAGGCGGTGCAGGGCACTGCGGCAGGCCAGTGGAGCGCGAGAAAAGCGCAGCTTCTGGCAAAGAGGTACAAGGAAAAGGGCGGAGGGTATCGTGGCTAGAAAGAAATACGCGTTGGGCGGCGAGATTGATGCGCCTCAGCAGCCGACATACCCGTTTTCTTTGAATCAGCCACAGAGCGGTTCGGAGTCGGGCGCTGCGGGAGTCAGTCAGACATTCAATATCCAGCCGCAGGCTTCAAGTCCAGTCGAAGAACAAAGCAGTCCTTTCAAGAAAGGCGGCAAGGTTTCTTCCGCATCCTCCCGTGCCGACGGATGCGCTAAGCGTGGTAAGACTCGCGGGAAGATGTACTGACATGAAAAACCCGCAGCAGTCGCTCAAGGATTGGACTGCCCAAAAGTGGAGAACGAAGAGTGGTAAACGATCTTCTGACACGGGTGAAAGATACCTTCCAGAGGCTGCGATCAAAAGTCTCAGCCCTTCTGAGTACGCTGCGACAACGCGTGCAAAGCGTGCTGGGAAAAAAGCCGGAAAGCAATTCGTAGCGCAGCCCAAGGGCATTGCCAAGAAGACTGCGAGATTTAGATGACCACTTCAGGCGTAGCCAATTTTGACCTTGACCTCAACGAAATTGTTGAGGAAGCGTTTGAGCGTGCGGGTTCTGAGTTGCGCACGGGTTACGACCTGCGCACTGCTCGCCGTAGTCTCAATCTGTTGTTCGCTGACTGGGCCAACCGGGGCGTCAACATGTGGACGTTTGAGCAGAACGTCATCACCCTGGCTCAAGGTCAACCCACCTACGCGCTTCCCGATGACACGGTGGATTTGCTGGATCACGTCATTCGCACCAACGCCAACGTACCAAACAATCAGGCCGACCTTACGATTACCCGTATTAGCGTCAGCACATACGCCACGATTCCCAATAAGCTGATACAGGGAAGGCCGATTCAGGTCTGGGTGCAGAAACTGACGGCGCATGACTCGGTGCTGGCTGGAACGCTGCAAGCAAACATCCTCAGCACCACTACGCAGATTCCCATCACATCCTTGGTGGGTGTGCCCAACGCCGGGTTCATCAAGATTGGCGCGGAACTGATTGCCTACAACGAGGTACAGGTGGCGTCTGGGGGTAATCCCGCATATCTGTTGAATTGCGCTCGGGGTCAGGACGGCACCACTGCCGCAGGGCATAGCTCAGGCGCAGCCATCACCTTGGCCCAAAAGCAGTCCATCACGGTCTGGCCAACGCCGAATGCGGGAACTACGTATCAGTTTGTCTACTGGCGGATGCGGCGGATTCAGGACGCCACCAACTCTGGCGTCAAGACCTTTGATGTGCCGTTCAGGTTCCTGCCCTGCCTTGCCGCAGGGTTGGCGTACTACATCGCCCTGAAACTTCCAGAAGGCGTGCAGCGATTGGAAATCCTCAAGGCGCAGTACGACGAGGCGTGGCAGTTGGCCGCAGGACAGGATCAGGAAAAAGCAGCGGTTCGGTTTGTGCCCCGGCAGATGTATATCGGGAGTGGCACATAAATGGGGAATCGCTTCGCATCTGGCAAGAACGCCATATCGGAGTGCGACCGCTGTGGGTTTAGGTTCAAACTGACCAGACTTAAGAAAGAGGTAATCAAGACCAAGACCTACAACCTGCTGGTTTGCCCGCAGTGCTGGGATCCGGATCATCCGCAGTTGCAACTGGGTATGTACCCGGTGGATGACCCCCAAGGATTGCGCGATCCCCGGCCCGACTTGAGTTATGTGCAGTCAGGCAACACGGGCTTGCAGATCGTGGACACCACGGCAAACACGCAGGATGCGGTTGGGTTTCCTTCCGAAGGTAGCCGGGACTTTCAGTGGGGTTGGAATCCGGTGGGCGGTGCTAGAGGGATTGATAACGGACTCACGCCGAATAACTTGGTGATGAGTGTTCAAATTGGTACAGTCACAGTGGTGGTGGCATAGGAGCAGAGATGGACAAGAAACAAGTCAAGACAATTGCCAAGGGCGAAGTCAAAGCGCACGAGGCTCGCATGCACAAGGGTAAAGGTTACCGCGCAGGCGGCAAGACCAACTCTGACATGCTCAAAATGGGACGCAATCTGGCCAAGGTTGCCAACCAGAAGTCTCCTGGCCGCAAGCAACAGGGGGTCTGACATGGCTACTTACAAGACGCCAAAGACTGTCGCCACGCCTGTGGTGGGTGCGGATGACATCAAGAACGCCTTGAGAGACATTGACACTTCGGTGGCCAACATGCACGCCAACGAGTACAAAGGTGTCAAGACTTCCGGAATCAAGACCCGTGGTAATGGTTGTGCCACCAAGGGCGTGACGGCTCGGGGGCCGATGGCGTGAACTACACCGAGTTGAAGGCGGCAATCATCGCCTACACGGAGAATCAGGATCAGTCCTTTGAGGCTGAGTTGCCTGTATTCATCCGTCAGGCGGAGCAGCGCATTTACAACACGGTGCAGTTTCCCTCGTTGCGCAAGAACGTGACGGGACAGACCACGGCAGACAACAAGTACCTTCAGTGCCCGTCAGACTTTCTGGCGGTGTATTCGATGGCTGCGATTGATGGGACGGGGGCGTACGAATACTTGCTCAACAAGGATGTGAACTTCATCCGGCAGTCGTACCCAAACCCCAACGACGATAAAGGCATTCCAAAGTATTACGCCATCTTTGGCCCTCAGTCAGTCAACGAAGATGAGTTGTCCTTCATTCTCGGCCCCACCCCCGATACTCAATACACCATCGAGTTGCACTATTACTACTACCCTGAGTCAATCACGGTGGCGGCGAATGAGCGCACTTGGCTGGGCGACAACTTTGACACGGTGCTGCTCTATGGCTCGCTGGTCGAGGCGTACACCTACATGAAGGGTGAGCAGGACATGATGGCCATGTACGACGGAAAGTACAAGGAAGCCCTGCAACTCGCCAAGCGCCTGGGTGATGGCATGGAGCGTTCTGATGCCTACAGAAGTGGGCAGTCTCGCGTGCCCCCGCTGCCTCAGAATAGTGGGGTCAAGTAATGCCCATCGACCAAGGTGCCACCAATCAGTTCAAGGTCGGGCTGGCTTCGGGCCAGTTCGACTTCAGCACTGACACGTTCAAGATGGCGCTCTACACGGGTGGTGCATCCATTGGCCCTACCACGGCTTCTTATACCGCGACCAACGAAACAAGCGGCACCGGGTACACGGCGGGCGGGGAAATCCTGACTGTCTCCGTAGCGCCCACCACTGGGCCAGACCCCACCAACACGACGATGTATCTGTCGTTCAGCAATGTGACGTGGAACCCGGCGGCGTTTACCTGTCGTGGTGCGCTGATCTATAAGGCCGATGGCGTGACCAATCCAACCGTTTGTGTTTTGGATTTTGGCGGGGACAAGACCGCCACGACAACTTTTGAAGTGCAGTTTCCCACTGCCAACAGCACCAACGCAATCATTCGCATCGAATAGGAGTCATCATGTCCATTGAAAAAGCCAAGGCCACCGACATCGCCGCAAGCGGTCTGGTCGCCAACACGGGTGCCTCCGAAGGTGCCAAAGCCACCGGCAAATATGTTGTCGAATGCTTTGACAAGGACGGCAATCTGAAGTGGGTTGCCGAGACGCCCAACCTCGTGGTCAATGTGGGCCTTCAGTACATGGCGGGTGTGGCGCTGACCTCTACTGCGCAAAGCACCACTTGGTATCTGGGCCTGTATGGCGCTGCTTCCTCCAACAACCCCGCTGCCGGTGACACGATGGCTACCCACGGCGGATGGACTGAGGTCACGGACTACAGCGAGGCAAACCGCCCGACCGCTTCCTTTGCTGCGGCGACCAACGCCAATCCTTCCGTGGTGACCAACACCGCAAGCAAGGCCGTGTTCTCGATCAACGCCACGACGACTGTGGGTGGGGCGTTTTTGGTGAACAACAACACCAAGGGCGGATCGACGGGTACGCTGTTCTCGGCGGCTGACTTCCAGTCTCCCGGTGATCGGTCGGTTGTCAGCGGCGACATTCTGAATGTGACCTACACCTTCAGCCTGTCTGCCTGATCCTAGGGGCGCAAGATGGCGTTCGTACTGGCAGATCGGGTTCAGGAGACGACCACAACCACGGGCACAGGCACCATTACTCTAGCGGGGCCGGTGTCCGGGTTTCAGGGTTTCTCAGCCGTTGGTGACGGGAACTCGACCTACTACACCATCTCAAACACTGCTGCGGCGGAGTGGGAGGTGGGTATTGGCACCTACACGGCCAGTGGCACCACCCTGAGCCGAACAACGATCATCTCGTCCAGTAACGGGGGCAGCGCCGTAAATTTCAGCGCAGGCACGAAGAACGTCTTCTGTACCTCCCCCGCGAGCAGGTCAGTCCTTGAGTCCGACACCGGCTACATCTACGCCGGTCTGCCAAGCACCAACAGCGGTTTGGTGCCGATGCCGTATGTCTACAGGCTCAACAGTGCGGTTGTTGGGGCCAACGTCAATACCGCTCAAAAAATCTTTGGTGTGGGCGTTACTCTGGCGAGCAACACAGTCTACGCATTTGAGATTCGCGCCACGTTTCTTAAGACGGCAGGGACTACAAGCCACACCATAGGTTTTAGTTTTGGTGGCACGGCCACGGTGAACAACATCATCAACCACATCCGTGGTTTGTTCTTTGCCGGTAGCGTCAACACGTTCATGGCGTCTACCAACTACCAAGCAAACATTGCCACCGTCACGACCAATGTGACTGCGTCTGGAGCGGCGGCTATAGCGGTGCTGCTTTACGATGTTCAGGCCCGGGGAACCGTCAGCATCAACGCAGGTGGGACATTCATTCCCCAATACACCTTGAGTGCTGCGCCGGGCGGTGCCTACACCACCCAGATCGGCTCCTATTGCACCTTCTACCCAATCGGGGCTTCCGGCAGCGACACCAATATCGGCGGGTGGGCCTAAACCGTGTTTGGAATTGCTCCATTTGCAGGGGCAGCGTTCGGTGCCACAGGCGCTCCGGTATCCACGGCGGGTGAAGGCGGGTGGAGTTCCGGCACTTGGGGTCAAGCCGGGTGGGGGATGTCGGTCTATGACCGCAGCATTGGTGAATCCTCGACCGGCGCTGACTCGATCTCGGCAGACATTGGCGCCGGGGCAATTGAGTGCGTTGTGCTTGAGTCCGCTACAGGCGCTGATTCAATCTCGGCCCTGTTCAAGCCAGAAGCCGCCGTAGCGGAGACGGCGTCGGGTGCAGACTCTATCTCTGCGCTGTTCAAGCCTGCGGCGGCGGTGTCTGAGACGGCCAGCGGTGCTGATTCAATCTCCGCCCTGTTCAAACCTGGGGCATCCGTAGCAGAGACTGCCACCGGATCAGATGCGGTTTCTGCCTCTGCGGAACTCAACAGTGCCGTCAACAATACGGCGTCAGGGTCTGATGCGATTAGTGCAAACCCTGAGTATGGGGTAGCGGTCAGCGAGACTGCCACGGGTCTGGATGCCATCCTGGCGCTGTTCAACCCGAACTCAAACATCAGCGAAACGGCATCCGGGGCAGATACGACGGCTGCGGCGTTTGCGTTCTACAGCAGTGTGGATGAGACGGCTACCGGGGCAGACACGGTCAGCGGGCAGGTAGAGGTTGGTGCTTCGGTGTCTGAGACGGCCTCGGGCGCAGAGCAGGTGTCTGCCTCCCTTGAATCAAACCCTGTCATTTCTGAATCCGCCACAGGCGCTGAGACAGTCACGGCGGAAGCCCAGTTCTTTGCGGCGATCAACGAGTTGGCAACGGGGGCTGACGAGATTGGTGGACGCAGGCTGTGGGAAATTATTGATGACACGCAGTCCGCCAATTGGCAAAATATAAGCAACCCGCAAACCGCCGGATGGACGCAGGTCACCGACACGCAATTGCCAAACTGGACGGTTATTCCTACGTCATAGGAGCACTCGATGCCAACCACCTATACCTCCCTCCTCGGGTTTGCCCTTCCGGCAACCGGGGAACTCAATGGCCAGTGGGGCGATGTGGTCAACGACTACATCACCAAGTATGTGGACGCATCCGTGGCGGGTGCTCAGACCATCAGCGGAAGCCAAACTGCGGTAACCCTGTCCACCACAACTGGGTCGGCCTTGAGCCAAGCCGGGTCTGGAGCCACGGGTTCAGCCCAGTACATGATCATCAACTGCACCGGCAACCCGGCAAGCCTGCTGACGATCACCGCCCCGGCAACGAGCAAGGCCTACATCGTCATCAACGCCACATCCACCTCGCAAAGCGTCAAGGTGGTGGGTTCTGGCCCGACAACGGGTGTGACGTTGGTGTCCGGGGAAAAGGCGCTTGTGTCATGGAATGGAAGTGACTTCATCAAGATCACTTCAAGTGTTACCGCATCCACCACCTCAGTGGGCCTTGTCAGGGCCATTGCAATCAACTGTATTCTTCCCTAAGGAGCAATCATGCCCGCAAACACCTCTCCCATTTATTCGATCACTGGCGCAACTGACTCAGTTGCTGCCAACAACACGGGCCTGATCGTTGGCCCAACCGCCAACACGGCGCAGGATGGCACCGGAACGCTGTACAAGTTGTTCACGGCAGGCGCAAACGGTTCGTACATCCAGAAAATCCGGTTCCGCCCGGTGGGTTCTCCCGCTGCCACGGTTTGCCGGGTGTTCATCTCCACCAGCACCACGACCAATGCCACCAACACTTGGCTGTATGACGAAATCACCCTGCCTGCGGTGACGTTGTCAAATACTGCTGCGTCCAGTGTGTTTGAGTTGCCCCTGAACTTTGCCCTTGAAGCCAACTACTTGCTGTATGTGACCTTCGGAACCACGACGGGTGCTGCCGGTACGGGTTACAGCGTGGTGGCTATTGCAGGAGACTACTGATGTTTACTTGGTTCAGGATTGAATTTGTGGATGGCTCTTTTGGCTTTCAAAAGATGTCTGATGAAATGATGTGCGTCGGCGTGTTCCGTGATGACGGCACTCTGATCAGCCCCGAGGAGAAGGTCGAGTACACCTGTATCGACGCAAATGCCCCCGCCCCTGCTTGGGCCTAAACCATGCTTGATGTCTTCAACCTCCCCAGTAAAACAAATGCCAATGTGCAGATGTTTTACAGAGACTCCACTTGGGTGAAACCTCGTGGGTGCAGTCAGGTCTACATGCTCCTGATTGGCGGGGGTGGAAACGGAAATGCCTCAAACACAGGGGGTGGCTCTGGGGCAGTAACGGCTTGGTGGGGGGCAGCGCAACATGTCCCTGACAGTTTGCTGGTATCTGTATCTACAGGAAACGCATCCAACACCACGGTCAATTACCGTGGCACTGGCGGACTTGTAGCCGTGCTCACCGCAAACGGTGCGTCTACAATTACTGGCGGTACGGCATCGTCAAATAATTTCTTTGGAGCCACCGGATTCTTTTCTTCCGTAGCAGGACAAAACGGCAGCACCGGCAGTGTGGCGGCGACAACAAGCACATTTTTAAGTGGCGGAGCGGATACCACCGGGGATACAGTGACCGCTAATTACGGGTACACAACGCCCTCCACAGGCAACGGTAACTTCTTTACCCAGCCAATAATCGTAGGATTAGGAGGCAGCACAGCGGGTGTTGGGGGTATCGGGTGCGGCGGTGGGCGTACTGGTACGGGTGGCCCCGGACTTGTGGTTATTGCATCTTGGTAAAGGTGGCGTATGAGTTACCCAATTAACTACCCCACCCCGCAAGGCGCAAATGTGCAGATGTTCTTTGCCAATGCAACGAGCGCTGCCACACAAAAAGAAACTTGGACTAAACCTCAAGGCGCTTCTTTTGTCTTTTTCTCACTGGTAGGCGCAGGGGGTTCTGGGGGTGATGCAACAAGTGATGGAACAGCGGGCGCAGCAGGCGGAGGTGGTGGTAGTGGGTCGGTGCTGAATTGTCTGGTGCCTGCGTTCGCCATTCCAGATCAGTTGCAGGTGGCGGTGGGTGGCCGCAGGCAGGGGACTAACGGGGCTAGTACTGAAGTCATTTATCAACAGAAAGACGGGACAGGTTACACCTTGCTCTCGGCAGGTGGTGGAATTGTGGGGGATACCGCCACTGTTGTTACCCCCGGAGTTAGTGTTGATGCTGTAGGCGGCGCAGGTGGTGGGGTGGCCCCTTCTGCGTTTCGAGCCTTGGGGTTTTCAAACGGAACTACAGGGCAAACCGGATCGACAGGGAATACTTCACAGACTTTGCCAACAGACATATTTGTGATTGGAGGCAATGGTGGGTCTGGTGCCATAGTTACAGGGCATTATGGGTATCCCACCGCTTTGGGCGGTCAGGGCTATGACGTCATCAGCCCAATCATAAATGGCAGAACCAGCAGATCAATTAATGGCGCCTCTACTGTAAGCAATGCGTTGGCACAGTATGCAGGGTTTGGATGTGGTGGAAATGGTGCCTTTACATCTTCCGCCACAACAACATATGGTTTGCCCGGCGGCCCCGGTCTTGCGGTAATCATTTCTTGGTAACGCCATGCTTGACCTATTCAATACCCCGACCCCACAAAACGCCAACTACCAAGAATTTTTTGGCAGCGGTGTTTTGCTAACCCCGACCGTATTTAATTGGGTCAAGCCCCGTGGGGCAAGCATGGTCAGGATCATGCTGATTGGCGCAGGTGCAGGGGGAAGAAACGGAACGGTTACAGCGGGTGGTACAGGGGGTGGATCGGGCGCGGTCACTCAGTGGCTTGGCCCTGCCATGTTTATTCCTGATGTCCTGCGAATTATCGTAGGCGCTGGTGGCGCTGCTGCCGCTGCGGGCGGCAACACCACGGTCGTTTATCAACAGAAGGATGGAACGGGTTACACCTTGCTGACCGCCAACGGTGGGGCCAGTCAAACCGCAGGTGCCGCGTCTGCTGCAACATCTTTTAGTTCTTCGGGTTTGTACAGCAGTATTGCAGGGCAGAACGGAGCCAATGCAGAAGCTTCAACAACGGCTTCGGCAACCACTTTCTTGTCTGGCGGTGCCGGTGGGTCAGGCGTTCAAGCAACGGCAGGCGGTACTGTTGCTGTGAATTATGGATACCCGACTTCTGTCGCTGCCACCGCCAATAGTACAAACCCTGGGCAAGATGGCTTCTTCTTTACTCAGCCCGTTCTGGTGGGTAGAGCGGGAGGCGGCGGCGCTACAACTGAATCACTTGGTGGTAATGGTGGCCGTGGTGGTATCGGTTGTGGCGGTGGCGGCGCTGGAGAGGACGCTACGACCGGAGGCGGTCGGGGTGGTGATGGGGCCGTGTATATCTGGACATGGTGAGGTGACCTATGGGGTGGGCAGATGTTCTCAAGGCCGTCATACCCATCGTGGTGGCGGCTCTGGCGTGGCTGCTTGGGCAGGTGTCGTCCTTCTCTGACCGGCTGACCCGGATCGAGGGGCAGATGCCCGCGCTGATCACGAAAGAGGGTGTGCCGACCGACAGCCCCGTCTCGGCAGAGCGCCGAGCCATTCTCAAAGAGCAGTTGATGACCCATATCAACGAACTACAGGTCAAAGTCAGGCTCCTTGAGGAGCGCGAGCGTCTGTCAAAAGGAGGCAAATAATGCTGTCACTCTTCTCAACCCTTGGCGGTCTGCTCATCAGCGGCTTGCCCAAACTCCTCGACTTCTTCCAGAACAAGGCAGACCAAGCCCATGAGTTGCGCCTGATGCAGATGCAGATGGAGCGGGAGTTGGCGCTTGCTGCCCAAGGGTTTGCTGCTCAGGAGCGGATTGAGGAGATTCGGTCTGAGCAAGTGGCGATGGAGACGGATGCCCGGATGACCGAGGCGGCTCTGGCACACGATCAAAAGGTTTTGGACAAGGCATCCAAGTGGGTGGCGTCCTATGTCGGGACTGTGCGCCCAACCGTGACCTACATCTTCGTCTTTGAGTTGGTCGCAATCAATGCCTTCATGGCGTTTTACCTGTGGAACCAACCCGGGCTGATTCAGAACATCGACGATGTCTTGAAGTATTCCTCCCTGATCTTCTCGGACGACGAGATGGCGATGCTCGGGGGAATCATCGGATTCTGGTTCGGAAGCCGCCAGTGGAGTAAGAAGTGAAACTCAGCAAGCAGGGCGAGGCTCTGATGCACAGGTGGGAGGGGTTCCGCTCCAAGCCCTACCTTTGCCCTGCTTTCATCTGGACGATTGGCTACGGCCATGTCCTGTATCAGAACCAGATCAGTCTCCCGGCAGTCCGTAAGGAAGGCTACGAGGGGATGATCCGCAAAGAAATGCCGCTCAAGCCGGAGGACAACCGTGTCTGGACAAAGACCGAGATTGACGAACTATTCCTCGCTGATGTCGCAACTTTTGAACGTGGTGTTCTTCGACTTGTTCCCGGTGTGGTTGGGCATCAAGGCCGCTTTGACGCTTTGGTATCTTTTTCCTATAACTGTGGGCTAGGTGGCTTGCAGCGCAGCCAGATCAGGATGAGAGCCAACCGGGGCGAATGGGAAAGTGCGGCGGAAGCCTTCAGGAACCATGTCACCGCAGCGGGGAAGGTGCTGCCCGGGTTGGTCAAACGCCGGGAAGCGGAGATTGCTCTTTTCTTGTCTTGACAGGAAAGCATAGCCATGCCACTCCAGAAGATTTTGTTCAAGCCCGGGGTCAACCGCGAAAACACGCGGTACACGACTGAGGGTGGGTGGTACGAGTGCGACAAGATTCGTTTCCGCCAAGGCAATCCAGAGATCATTGGTGGTTGGGAGCGCGTGTCCCCGGATACTTTCTTGGGTGTGTGCCGTGCGCTTTGGAACTGGACGACTCTTGGAAGTGTGAATTTGTTGGCGGTTGGAACCAACCTGAAGTATTACCTTCAGCGCCTTGGCAACAACGCCTACTACGACATCACCCCGCTTCGCTCCACGGTCACAATCAACAACAATCCGTTTGCGCTGACTGCATCTACAACGGTCACGGTGACTGATACAGCACACGGGTGCGTGACTGGGGATTTTGTGACTTTCAGCGGGGCCGTGGACATTGGCGGTGGCGGCACAAATGTCACTGCGGCAGTGCTGAATCAGCAGTTCCAAGTCACCGTCATTGACGCCAACACCTACACCATTCAACTGTCTGTAACACCCAACGCCACGGCGATTGCAGGTTCTCCGGGTGGTGGCGCTGCGGTTGTTGCGGCGTATCAGATCAATACCGGCCCTGCGTTGGTTGCGCCTTTTTACGGATGGGGCGCAGGGACGTGGAGTTCTGGCACTTGGGGTTTTGGAGGTTCAACCAACACACAACTTCGTGTTTGGAGTCAAGGTAATTGGGGTGAAGATTTGATCTTTGGGCCCCGAGGTGGCGGCATCTACTACTGGGACGCCACTACTGGTGTCAGTGTTCGGGGGTATGACTTGGCTACAGCAGTGGGTGCGTCCGATGTGCCTACAGTGCAAAACTACACCTTCATCTCGGACATCAATCGTTTTGTGTTTTGTTTTGGCTGCAATGACTACGGCAGCAGCACACAAGACCCGATGCTCATCCGTTGGTCGGATCAAGAAGATGCGCTGAACTGGACTCCTTCAGCCACCAATCAAGCCGGGAGCCTGCGCCTGTCCCACGGCTCGGAGATCGTCACAGCGATTCAGGCACGACAAGAAATTGTGGTGTTCACCGACTCGGCGCTGTATTCGCTTCAGTATCTTGATGCGCCCATCTTCTGGGGAGCGCAACTGCTGGGCGACAACATCTCTATCGTCAGCCAAAACTCAGCCGCCCTCGCCTCTGGTATTGTTTACTGGATGGGCATCGACAAGTTCTACGCCTACGATGGTCGGGTGCAGACGCTCAACTGCAACCTGCGACGCTACGTCTTCAACGACTTCAACAAGAGCCAAGAGGCACAAGTTTTTGCTGGCACCAACGAAGGGTTCAACGAGGTCTGGTGGTTCTACTGCTCCGCCAACTCCAACACGATAGACCGCTATGTAGTCTTCAACTACCTTGAGAACGTCTGGTACTACGGCACCCTGGGCCGCACTGCATGGCTTGACTCGGCACTGCGGGATTACCCGATGGCGGCTACCTACAGCAACAACATCGTCTACCACGAGAACGGGCTCAATGACAATGAAACTGGAACACCTGCGGCAATTGCCGCTTACATATCATCTTCTGAGTTTGATATTGGTGACGGACACAATTTTGGGTTTGTGTGGCGGGTACTGCCGGATTTGACCTTCAGCAACTCCACCGCCGCATCGCCCACCGTCAACATGACGCTTTACGGGCTGTACAACTCGGGCTCCGGTGTCATCGACAGTGCCAATCAGAATGTTCTCAAAGGCAGCACCTACGTCATCACGGAGGAGTTCACCGGACAGATTTACACCCGGGTGCGTGGGCGGCAGATGATCTTCAAGATCAGTTCCAACCAACTGGATACCGCATGGCAGTTGGGCGCTCCCCGACTCGACATTCGCGCTGACGGCAGGCGATGACATGGCGCTCCTTATTGAAGATGGACTTGTCCCCGCGCCGCCAAACCTCCCGCTGGCTCCACAGGACTACGAGTCGCGTTATCACGAGCAGCTTAACAATGTCCTGCGTCTGTATTTCAACCGGCTTGACGCAATACTGAGGCGAATCGTGGCTACAGCATCTCCCGTCCCCATTTCCATCGGCGGCACCAATGTGGACGCCTTCGGGCGGTTGCGGGTCAGCCAACCCTACACGCTGTTTGACAGCCAGAACCGCTACGCCGCAGACAATCAATTCGATGTTTCAACGACCGGCACGGGCACGACATCGTTCCTGTCCAACGAGGCTGCGGTCAAGATGGAGGTCACCGGGGCCGGGGTCGGATCGGTGCTTCGGCAGTCCTACCGCTCATTCCCGTATCAGCCGGGTAAGGGTTTGCTTGTCCTTGCCACCTTTGTGATGGACAGCAGCCAGAGCCTGAACCTGACCCAGAGGGTGGGCTACTACAACGACCAGAACGGAGTGTTCTTCCAGAGGATTGACGGCGTTTACTCCTTCGTCCTGCGCTCCTATGTGACCGGCTCCGTGTCCGACGCCCGGACGGTGAATCAAGATGATTGGAACGGCGACAAGTTGGACGGCACCGGGGCATCAGGGTATACCCTTGACCCATCCAAGGCCCAGATTCTGTGGATGGACTTTGAGTGGTTGGGGGTCGGATCAGTCCGGTGCGGCTTCATCATCAATGGCGAGTACATCGTCTGCCACACCTTCAACAACGCCAACGAGATCACGAACGTCTACATGACCACCGCGATCCTGCCGGTGCGGTACGAGATCAGCACATCGTCGGCGTTGGCGGCGTCCATGAAGGCAATCTGCTGTTCGGTGGTGTCCGAGGGCGGGTTTGAGCAGACCTCAATTGACCATGTGGCGCGTCGCACCACAATCTTGGGAACCATTGGGACGACCTTCCTTCCCTTGGTGTCCATCCGTCTGGCCTCCGGGCGAACGGGTGCGGTGGTGCTGCCAAACCGGGTTCAGGTTCTGCCGACGACCAGTCAGAACTACGAGGTTGCTCTGATTAAAAACCCGACGCTAACCGGAGCGACTTGGGCGGCCACAGTGCCGTCAGACTCCAATGTTGAGTTTGATGTAGCCGCCACAGCCACAACGGGCGGGACAATTGTTCAATCCGACTATCTTGCGTCCAACACCGCCGGGGGCACGAGCAGCACAAGTTTCCCCAACGACTACAACTGGGATTTGCAGTTGGGGGCGTCGATTGCCGGGGTCAGTGACATCTTTACCGTGGCGATTCGGACAGTTTCCGGGGCCACAACGGGCGATGCGCTTGGGTCTATTTCATTTTTTGATCTGACCCAATAAAATGAACCAATCCATTCTCAAGGGGGGCGTATGAGCCTTGCCGTCCTAGCCGACCACCTCGCCAGCAAAGGCCGTAATGGCGACACGATGCTGGTGCATATGACCCCGGACGAAGTGCGTGGACTTCATGCTCTGGCGCTTGCTCACGGCGGCAAACTGACCATCAACCCGGAAACGGGTTTGCCGGAAGCCAACTTCCTCAAGAAACTCCTGCCGATGATTGCAGGTATGGCGCTTAACTTTATTGCGCCGGGAGTTGGGACTGCAATTGGTAGTTTGCTCCCCAGCGCGTTGGGGCTCAGCGCGGCCACAGCCGGAGCTATTGGCACTGGTATTGCGGTTGGCGGTATTACAGGTCTGGCTACTGGCAGTCTCAAGCAAGGCATCATGGCCGGGCTGGGTGCGTATGGTGGCGCTTCGTTGGCTGGAGGACTGAGTGCGGCAGGAGCAGCGGGTGCTGAACAGGCTGCGTTGCAGAGCATAACGCCTGAACAAATTGCTCAATACAAAGAGCTTGGGATTCCGCAGTCTACTTTGATTGAAGATGTCACTAGAAACGCGGGGGTTGATTTTGCTAAGAAAGGTGCCCTTGATCGCTTTACTGGAGGTCTAGGCGCATTAACAGACCCGGCAGGGCGTTCAGCATTCATGACTGGCGTCGGCGGTACTTCCGGTCTGATGAAGGCAGGCTACGGAGCCATGATGGGCGCTGATGTTCTGGGGCAACCTAAGACCACCACGCCGCAAGGCAGCTATACCTACACACCCAGGATTCGTCCGATGGCAATGGGCGAAGGTCAAACGCTTGAGCAACTGCCGATGTTCTCGGCAACAGGCACGGATTCAAGCTCAGGAATGAACACGGGCGGAATTGTTGCGCTTGCTGCTGGTGGCGCGTCTGATCCGACCCAACAAGGGGCCCCCACTGCTGCGCAGTTGGCAGCGCAGAAGAGCATTGAGAATGACCCACAAGCGGCGGCTCTGGCAGCGGCAAGGAGTGGAGTTGCCAAGGGACTGACGGATCAGCAGATTGCCGACATGGTCAACCAGCAGTACGGCAAGACCTTCAGCGCCCAGAACATCGCGGACTTCTTGACGGCAAATCAGATTGAAAGACCCGGGGAAATTGGTGTTGGGCCCCCTGCAATTGACTACACCAAAGCGCCCACGATGAGCGAAATCCGTTCTCGGTACGAGGCGGGTGGTGGCAGCACAGGCGACCAACAGATTGGCACGGTCTTGCCGGGACAGAACATCTACACGCAGAACACTGTGGTTCAGGCACTGCGTGACTACATGGCGCGTAACCCCGGCGCTTCATACGATGCGCTTCAAGCCGAAGGACAACGCCTCGGGGTGCCGCCCCCGCAGCTTGCTGCTGCGCTCAACGAGTATCGTTTCAACAGTCTGACTGGTGGTAGCGGGCAGGCATACGACTACCTGATGGGGCGCGGGGCGTACCCAAGCTCTCCCTTCATCCCCGCAGGCGGTTCTATTTCCAAGCCCTACGCAGAGGCCGTGGGCATCGTTCCGACAGGCTTCTATGCAGGGCGCGCAACGTCCACCGCACCTTCGGACATATACACCGGACGCCCCGGCGCGGGATCAGGTTCTGGTTCAGGGTCTACAACGACCGCACCTTCTGGCGACCCGAACGAGATGGTGACGTGGCGTAATTCGTCCACCTACGAGACGGTGCGGGCTCCGCGCAGCACATACGCAAATGATTCCAACTGGCAGATCATTAATGTGCCGGGTGGTGCTGACGGCGGTCTGGCTAACATTATTTCCGCTTCCGCTTCTCACGGTGGGCAGGTTGACCGCTACAACCTTGGTGGTTACTCCGATGGCGGTCGGCTGTTGCGTGGCCCCGGCGATGGCGTGTCTGACAGCATCCCTGCCGTGATTGGTAACAAACAGCCTGCGCGTCTTGCCGATGGTGAGTTCGTGATCCCAGCCCGGATCGTTTCGGAATTGGGTAATGGTTCTACCGAAGCAGGTGCCCGCAAGCTCTACGCAATGATGGATCGGGTGCAGCGCGCCCGGGCCAAGACGACTGGCAAAGGCAGGGTTGCTCGTAACACCAAAGCCGAACGCTACCTCCCGGCATAAGGACGCATCATGGCTGACATGCAACAACAGCGAATTGAGTATCAGACCGGCTTTGCGCCGCAGATCGCGCCGTATGCTGAACGACTGCTCGGGGCTACTGAGGGCTCCATCTTTGACTACAAGCGCGATGCGTCAGGCAAGGTCATGCTCGACTCCTCGGGCATGCCGATCATCACGGGCTTCAAGCCGTATCAGCAGTATCAAGGTGAGCGCTTTGCCCAGTTTTCGCCGTTGCAACAACAGGCGTTTGCGGGCGCGCAGGCAATGCGGTCGGCTCCACAGTTGGCAGATGCTTCGGCGCTAGCGGGCACTGCGGGACTTCGCGCATTGCAAGCGGGCACTTACGGCCCGATGGAGTACACGCCTCAGAGTTTTGCGCAAGCAAATATGGCGCAGCAGTTCATGTCGCCATACATGCAGAATGTTGTGGACATTGAGAAACGTGAAGCGCAGCGTGCCTCAGATGTTGCAGCGCAGCGTGATCAGGCGGCGTTTGCCCGTGCCGGTGCCTTTGGTGGTGCCCGTCAGGCGATTGTTGAGGCTGAACGGGATCGCAATCTGGCCATGCAGATGGGGGACATCCAGTCCCGGGGTTTGCAGTCAGCCTACCAGCAGGCCGCAGCGCAGTTCAATCAAGAGCAAGCGCAACGGCAGGCAGCGGCGCAGTTGATGGAGCAGTCCCGTCAGTACGGCGCAGGGCTTGGGTTGCAGGGACTTCAGACAGCCTTGCAAGGCGCTGGGCAGATGGGTCAGTTGGGGCAGTCTCAGTTTGGTCAGAACATGGCCATCAACCAGCTTCAAGCTCAGTATGGGCAGCAACAACAGCAGAGGATGCAGGACATCCTGGGCGCTCAGTATCAAGACTTCCTGAACTACCAGAACTATCCGTACAAGCAGATGGCGTTCATGTCCGACATTCTTCGCGGACAACCCACGACGCAGCTTGGCTCGACGATGTATTCACCGGGGCCATCTACGGCGTCGCAGTTGGCAGGATTGGGCACTGCGGCGTATGGGGCAAGTAAATTGTTTGGAGCTAAAAAGGGTGGTGCCATCAAGGAAGACAAGCCCAAGGGACTTGCGGCACTGGCTATCCATAACATGGGTCGTTGATCATGATTGATGTGAACCAGCTTACCCAGCAACTGCGCCTGATGCCTGATCAGGCGTTGCAGCAGATTGCCATGATGTACAAGGATGACCCGTACATCCTGCCGATGGTGATCTCGGAAGACACGGCGCGCAAGAAGCTGCGCATGGCGGCGCAGGCTCAGGCGGCTCAACCGCAGGGCACAGTCAAGGATCAAGCGCTCATGTCGATTGGGCGGGAGCCACAGCCTCCACAACAAGCCCCAGATGAAGCAGGTATCGCCGCGCTTCAGGCTCCGAACATGGAGAACATGGCTGACGGCGGCATCGCTGGCGAGCCTGAAATGTCTGAGTTTGACTTTGCTCAGCGCAGCGAGCCTGTGGTGCGGATGGCGGGTGGTGGCGATGTTGCGCGGTATCAAACGGGGGGCAACACGCCGTTTAGCCGTTCTGCTTTTGGCCAATCGTATGAACGCACAGAACAAGCGCTGCAAGATGACTTGGCAAGAGACCGTTTACGAAGCGAGTTGGCAAGTATGTATGGCCGACGCACTGCTTTGCCGGGAATGTTTGTGCGTCAGACGGACACGGACAAAGAAACTGCTGAATTTGTAGACAACCTACTGCCCAGTCTTTCTTTGCCTCAATTGCAAGCGCTTAAGCAATATGGGCTCACTGGCATTCGTGATGTCATTGCCGAGAAGAACCCTGACCTTTTTAAGAAGCTCATTTCGGAAGCAGGTAGCCGTGCGCAGCCTCCGGCAACATCAAAAACGCGTCCAGTTCCACCGCAAGGCGATAGGCCTTATCTGTCTCCGGAATCACAAGCGGCTTTGCAAAGGGCAGAAGCAGGAAGTAATTACTATGGAGAAGCCCCGCCGGTCGAGGGTCAGCGAACAGTAGACCCACGGCTTCTGGCAGGTGCGGCTACTGCGCGTGCTTCTGGTGCTGCGCCGCCAGCAGGTATTGCTGCTCTTGAAGCTTCAGGTGCGGCGATTCGTGGTGCTGGTGCTGGCGCGGCCCCTGCTCAAGATTTTGCAACGCGGGCTGTAGACGTGGCAAAAAGATTCTTTGATCCTGAAGGTGTTCAAAGAGAAATTGAAAAGTATACAAACGAGGTTAAAGCAGATATCAAAGAAAGGCGTGGGCAACTCAAAGAGGCATTGAAGAAAGACGGCCCTGCTTACGCTGGGCTTGAAGCACTGCTCAAAAAAGAAGAAGTTGAAGCCAAGGAAGGTTTGGGCAAAGACAAGGCTATGGCCATCTTGAATGCAGGACTTGCCATGATGGCAGGTGGCTCTCCTCGCGCTTTGGAAAATATTGCCAAAGGCGCAATGGTTGGAACGGGGCAGTATTCTGAGGCGCTCAAAGACTTTAAGAAATCCGCCAAGGAGCGCCAGCGCGCTATGGCGGACATTGAGCAGGCACGTCGGGCCGAGGCTAGAGACGATACCAAGACAATGCTAACGTATGAGGATCGTGCCAGTGCCCGGCTTGATACCGCCAAACAATACGGCATGAATGCGGTTATGGCTGTAACTAATGCCCGGTCTGGTGCCGCTGCGAGCATCTACAACAATATGGTGCAAGAAGCAGGGGCAAGCAGTCGTTCCGCAGCGCAAATTGCATCTCAGGAACGAATTGCAGCGGCAGATAGAGAAACACGTGTCAGTGAAGCGGGGCTTAACAGGCAAACGCAGCTTCAGATTGCGCAGTTGCCTGGCGCTGAAGAAAGGCTTATTCGGGCGTTTGCAGCAGATCCACAATTTAGAAAAGCATACGAAGAACTTAAGAGCATAGGGGGTGATCAACGTGCGGCGGCTGAGTTGGTGACCAAAATCGTCACAACCCCCGGTGCCTTGGAGCAGCTTAAGGTTACCAACAAAGGGTTGTACGATACGATCAACGCTATGATCACGCGGATGAGCGCTTCGACGATTCAGGCTGTGTCAAGCTCGACGCCTCCACCCGGAGCACGCCCATAAGGGGTCACTATGGCGCAATACGTCCCGCTTCCTGATGGCACTTATGTAACTGTTCGGGAAAAAGAAACCCCTAAAGAAGCCTACCTGAGAGCGCTGCGGGAGTATCCTGATGCGTTCAAAACAAAAGAGCCCGAAAAGGAAGGCGAGTCGGGGTTCTTCCCCGCGCTAGGCGCAGGCTTTGAACGGCTCAAGGGTGAAGCGGCCCTGACGGCGGGCAGGCTGGGCATCATGGGGCTTAAGGAAGCCGAAGCCTACAGAGCCGAGAGGGAAAAGCAAGCCAGCCAAATCTTCAAACCCACTGAGGAAGGCTGGACTGAAGCGCCCATAACGAAGATCAAGGAGTTGTTGGGCGGCTCCCTGCCCTACATGGCGGCTCCAATTGCAGCGGGTGCGGCTGCGGTAGGTGCAGTAAAAGCACTTCCTGTTGCCGCCGGGGCTGCGGTGCTTAAAGGTATTGCTGGAGGTTTGGCAGCAGGCGCTGCCTCTGCGGCTCAGTTCACGGGATCGAACCTTGCCCGTCAGATTGAAGAAGCCGAAGCCCGTGGTGAAGACGCCAGTCTTGCCCGCACCAGCCTGGGCAATGCGTTTGCCGCTGCGGTGCCTCAAGCCGCCCTTGACGTCATTTCCCTGCGTGGCTTGCCGCTGATCCGCAACCTGTTCAAGTCGGTAGGTAAAGACCTGACCGAGGCGCAAGCCAAGGCGTTGCTGGAGCAGTCCTTCAAGCAGAAGTTGGCGGACTACGGACGCACCACGCTGTTGACTTCAGGCCGTGAAGGTTTTACTGAGGCAGGGCAGCAGTATCTGGAACGCTTGCAGGCTGGCCTTGAGATTGCTGACCCGGCGGCTCGTGCGGAATACCTTGAGAGCTTCATCGGTGGCGCGGTGCTGGGCGGAGTCCTTGCGCCTGCTGGCCGCTTTGTGGAGCGTGGGCGTGAGCAGGGTGTGGCGCGTGGTGTTGTTTCAGACGCCGAAGCCAAGCAACGCTTGGAAGCCCGCCAAGAAGCTGCCAAGAAGGAAGCCGAGGAAGCTGAACTGCGCAAGCAGCCAGAGTATCTGAAGGACTTGAAGCAGCGCTACGACACGACGGTGGCGGAGTACAACCGGCGCAAGGAAGAGATCAAGGCGCTCAAAGCCCGCAAGGATGACCCGGCGTCCCTAGCCCGTGCCAAGGAGTTGGGTAAGGAGATCAGCGAGTTTGAGCGCACCACTCTGGCCGATGTCGTCAAGGAATACAACAAGGCTGGTGGCCAGAAGTTCTTTGATCAGTTTGCCGAACAGCAGCGTATAGCGGCCCTGACGCCTGAAGATTACATGCTGGAGCAGATTGACAAAGACGCGGCAGAAGACCGGCAAAAAGAAATCAACTCCATCAGGGCGCGACTCAAGAGCGTTCCACGGGATTCCAGCGAAGCGCAAAGACTGAGGCAACGCCTTGCCCAGTTGCAACCCGCAGCAAAACCTGAAGAAAAAGAGGAAGACTTCATCGGTTACATGCCGGGGAAAAAACCTTCTGAGCTTGAGCAGTATGCGGCGGAACGCTTGGAGTTGGCTAACGAGCAGACAGACGGCATGGCTTCGGGTGAAGAACTTGCGGACTATTTGCTGCAAGACCCAG